CACCAAATTTTAAACCCTATTTTTGCGCCCGTCGCGCTGCACGCCTCCAACAATTTTGAAAGAATTTCACAATTTTATGCCATTACTGCCGTTGTATTGGCAACCATGATATATTTCGGTACATCGCCGGTCATTATGTCATCCACGTTTTTTTGCACTTTTTGTTTATTGCTAAACGCATAGTAAACGGCAATTAACTGCTGTTTAGGTATAGCGTTAAACGACTTAAATCCGGCGGCGCGGCAGGCTATTGCCTTAATAATTTCAATGTTATGTTCCTTGCCTTTTGTCTTCAGGTAGCCGCCGATTGACGCCATCACACGCTTGCGCCACCGGTCGAGTTCGCCTAAATCAGGTGTTATTAACGACTGTATTTTGTCGCAAATTTCCAGCAGTTCCGGCACCTTTAAATCCTTGCTGCTACTGACGCCGTAGCCGTTCAATATGTCTAACTTGCCGTTATTATCTATACCCGCTTTGCTAAGCAGCGTGTGAAACTTTTTAACAAGTCCTGTTTGTGTTTTTTCGCTAAATGTTTGCATATATATCTAATTTTTAATTAATTATTCAATCCCCAATATTCGTTTGCTTTTTCCTCGCTTATAATTATCGGTTTGCCGCCGCCGTACCGGCTTGTCGTAAAAGCCTTAAATCCCTTAACACGAATAACAACTGTCGCATCACGTTTGATTTGTATTGCCGCTTTACCGTCAAGGTCGCCTTTAATTACGTGGCTTATGTAAATGAATATTTTGCGCGGGAACATGTCTTTTAACAAAACATAATCATTGAATCTAAGCCCCGAGAGTTGAACGCTGTCAACTATTACAAAGTCATAACTCCGGCGTTTTTGCAGCCGTGCAGTCAATTCTTGCAACGACTCCCTTTCAAGTAAAAATATTTTGCCGGCAACGTCGAACATATTTGCACGTGTATATTGGTTTTGAATTGACTTGACAAGACCTTCCTCCGCGCTATAATATGCCACCCTGCCGAACCGTGTAAGATATTTTGCCAACTGCATGGCAAAAGTAGTCTTACCCTGCTTTGCATCGCCATAAATCATCCAACTGCCGGATTGTTCAGGTCTGCCAACCGCCTCCATCCATTCACCGCTGAAATTCAAAGTTTTAAATTTTTTTGTCATAATATCTCGCACAGAATATGCCCTCTTCATAACTAATTATACTTTGTTATTTCGGTATAAATTCGGCGCAGGCTCGGTGTTCCATCCTCGCCAAGCGTTTTATGCAAAAGCCTGTTTACATCTGCGGCGCTGTTTGCCTTTATTATCATCGCCGCAGAGTTTTGCAACATTGTCAATTGTTCGTCGCCGCTCATGCGCACCACCTCGCCCGATTTGTTTAACTTCACAAATGCAGTTTGGTAACGTTTCCCGAAGCGGGAGAATAACTCCGTAAAACCCACTTTTTTACAGTCAATACTGCGGCGTATCCGTTCTTTCAGTCCATCGGCTCCCATCATATAAAACCCGCAGGCGTGTTCGCTACGGTTCCAAAGCGATTTGAGTTCCAAAAAGGCATCGTATTGCAGGTCGCCGGCTTCGTCGAGTATAATCAACGGCGTGGGCAGCGTTTTTATGTAGAACACCAAATCTTCATAAACATCGGCATACTTGCCTGTGCTGCCCACTCCGAATGATTTGGCTATAAATCTTATCAGTTTTTGCTTACTTTTTACCTGCCCGCAGTCAACATACACAACGTTTTTGTGTGTTTTTGCGTAATGCTGAGCCGTGTAGGTTTTACCTATATCGGAAATGTCGCAAAGCAACGAACTGACGCTTTTTTGCTGACAATGTTCCAACTGCCCGGTGATGAATTGGAATATCGGCGTATTTGCCGTTTTCCATTCTCCGGCGGCTGTTAAATTAATACCCAAATTACGTGCAATACTTATCCAGTTTGCATCGCTCAAAACATGTTCGATGTCGCCGCGTTTAATGCGTGAATATTGGGCGTTGTTAATTCCTATCGATACGGCAAACTTTGCATCGCTGCCGCCGAAATTTTCGCGGGCTTTTTTCAGCCCTTCAAGTACTTTTTGTTTTAATTCTTGTGTAATCATGGTGTTCTTTTTTTTTAATTATAAAATATGTTTTGCCAATGTCGAAAAATCAACATCGTCTGTAAATTCGTCATGTTCGTAGCCTTTCGGCTGTACGGTTTCTATTATATCCACCGGAACTGCCGCTATTGCCGCCGATTGTTCCGCTTTCATCCGTCTTATTTTTGGGATTTTTAAGCGGCGTTCTTTTACCTTTTTATCAAATTGCGCAAGGCGTTTGTGTTGGTGCAACTTCTTTGCCTCATCTTCATCTGTTTGTTCAATCCTGTTTTCGTTGTAACTTGTTTGCAGGCGATTTACAGCCTTACCAATGTAGTTGTCGCCCTGATATAAATAAACCTCGTCAACCGAACCGTCATTATTTGGCAGCCAATAGGCTGTTACTTCGTAATTATTAGGTTTCAAGCGGTCGAGACTGTCAAAGGTAGCAAGTTCAAACTCCTCGTTGTTTACAGGGCAATAGTCGTTGTTATAAATGCTTGTTTTGGTTTCATTACCTGTGAATTTATACAGTACCCGTTTGTCAATCGGTCGCAGGTCGGGGTTCATTTGCGATAAAAATACCTGTCGGCGTGTCATTCCCTGATAGGTTTTTTGCAGAGGATGCAGTGCGTTATTGTGTGCTTCAATGTCAGCCAAATCATCGGCAATTATTGTCTGCGGCTGGTAAACAGGGTCAATATAATCGCCATCTACTTTGTTGCGAATTGCCCTGTATGCCTCGTGTTTTCCGTACCAGCGTCCGTTGGTATGTCCAGCGTTTTTTGCCGTTCCGTACTTTAACGCTTTAATGGCGTGTTCGGCGCGTTTTTCGGTCGGGCTTTCGCAGAACCTGACAAATGGAAACACCTCGTTAAGCCAGCCTATATGCTGCATAAGGTGATATTCGACTTCCAATTCCCCCGGGACCGGAAGCCCCAGCGCGTCGAGTTCGCAAAACATGTTCCGGAAGGCTTCGTAAACGGTACCTGTATCCGGCTTGCCAAGCACATAAGCCGGGCGGAACCAGTAACCGCTCACCACGTCAACGGCAAGATATTTGCCAATCCATCCGCGCACGCTCTTGCGGCTCAACACGGCATCGTCCATCGACACCTTACTCAGCGAATACCTGCCAAGTTTGCGGTGATGTTTCGGGCGTTTCGTATTTATATAATCAAAATTGCCGTTACGGTCGGCATAAACAGCCGTTTCGTTTACAACATCTTTCAGATAATTCCAAACAGTGGCAACGCTTATTTCAAGCGGTTTTTCGTTGCCGGCTTTGTCTATATGCCTGCAATCTTCGGGGCGATAAACTTCGCCTGTTTCCCTGTCTAAAAATTCCTCTGTGCCGTATATAAACTGCGTGTAAAGTTCATGTACGCGGTCAACAAATGGTTTATCGTGTGTACGCCACAAGGCTAACAGCAGGTTCTCAATTTTCACGGAGACTTTACGATGCAAGTCGTTGCCTCTGCCTCCGTGCAACAACGCCGCGTAGCCCTCTTTGCAATAGCGTTTAAATGCCCTTTCAAGACTGCGGACATTACTGAATGACGCCACGCCAAGTTCATTGCTTTTTTCGCCATGCCACACGAGCATTGTTTGCCAAAATTCCTGTCGTGGCAGGCGGTGTCCGCTCGCGGCGCGTGCCTCAATTTGCCGTTTCATACCATCGCGCAAGGCGTTGAATATGCTTGCGCGGTTGGTTAGTTCGCTGATTTTTTCGGGCGATAAATCTTCGTGCCGGCAGTAGAACTCGCGAGCCAAAGTGTCAATTTCGATAGAGTAAATAGGTTTGTTTACGTTACGCAACTGTTGCGCCTTTCCAAATACATTTTCAATTATTTTCATGCGTTCCGGGCGCCTTATACTCTCAACATCTATCAACGTATTGCCGTTAACACCTCGCCGATGAATAGATAGCAAGCCATTGCAACTGTCTTTTTTTAGTTGGTTGGATGTTAATCCCGCCGCAATCCAGTCGTTTACCGTTATTGTTATTTTATCGTCTATTAATTGATACATTTTATCACTTTTTTATATTTTGTTCCCGCCCCGGACTCGAACCGAGTGTACTCCTTGCGCTTACGTTC